CTTTCACAACAGCCTCATCCAACCGTTTCCAATCGTCCTTACGCAGTGAAGCCGTTGCATTAGCCACAGGCTGGGAAACCAACTTCCCTTCATTGTTGACGACGGCAATGTAGTTCCTGCCGTCCTTACCAATCCAAGGACGGAGACAGTGCGGGTCCATGTTGTGTGCAGCCAGACGCGTCGCCACATCCCCGTTCGCTTGGCCATTCAGGATGAAATCCATCTTCATCTCCTTTCTGTGAGTTACTCGAAAAACACCCTCTCTCCTCCTTGGGGAGGAAGCGACACACTTAGAGGACGCGGACTGCGGACCGTGTAGCCACGGCAGCGGAGCCCGTCAAGTCATTGGCTTCAACGGCGACCGCTACACGGTCCTTCACCGTCGTGGCCGAATTCTCCGACCCTTCTTCAATGAGGGTCCCATCACCAGCACTGATCAGGATATCACCAATGGCGATGTCCTCACCGGCCTTGATGTACGCGTAGATCTCATCACCCGGTTTCGCCAAAACGAAGGGATGAGTGTTCTCAGCCACCGCTGCATCAGCGATCTCATTCCCTTGGAGAGCATCCTCCACTGCGAAAGCCCGTTCAGCCACTCCACCTTCCGTGGCGTGTTTCTTGAGCTTACCGGCTGAGTCCAACTGGACCAGATGTCCCGGGTTGAATGCGGAAGCCACAACGGCTTCCTCGTACCGAGGATCACCCTTCAAAACGATTTTGTTTCTGGTCGTGGGCATCTCCCATCTCCTTTCAATCTCTGCTTGCCCATCAAACAACTACACAGTCATTCCCTCAAAAGGAGGGGAGACTTACTTCTCGAAGTTCATGGTAGGAGCGGCCATCGGCTCCTCCGCATCCTCATTGGTCTGGACCTCTCCCAAGCCGGAGTAGTCTGGGTCCAGAGCAGTCGTGGAAGAGGCCTTCTTCTCCGGAGCGGCCAACTTGGCCAGACTGCGAAGATCAGCGAGTCCCATCTTCTGGAGTTGCTCGTCCGTGAAAGAGTTTTTCTGATTGGTCTTGATCACAGAGATCAACTTGGACTTCTCCTGCTTGAAGGAACTCAGCCCGTTCGTAAGGACCTCTTGGATCTCAGGAGGAGCATTCCCAACATAGCTCTCCACCGTGACAGGTTCTGGAGCAACCTCGGTCGCACCTTCAGCGGCCGCATTCTCCACCTTCTTTTCTGTCTTGGCCGGGACCTCGACTTCCTTCACAACTTCCTTCACTTCCGGCTCCATCTTCTTGAGTTGGGTTTCCTCAAGACCCATCAGGAAGTCACGATCCTTCTCTTCCCACTTGCCGTTGGCGATCAACCCGTCAACGAATTCCTTCTTGTTCATCTGACTCTCCTTTCCTGTGTTCCCAACAAAAGAACCATCGACCGTCCGGTACTCAGTCACCCGAACAACCTCGAGAGGTTCTTTATCACTCAACGTAACTGCATCATCCTCTTTGGTGTACCCAAGCTTTGACAGTTTGCCATCCCTGTCGAACACCACGAAATCATCAAAGACATCCTCAACCCAAAGTTCTTTGTTCCCGGTGAATCTCTTCCTCAAAGCATCAGCCAAAGCCCCATGAACATTGCTATGAGAGAGTTGATTCTCCACCCTTTGGAGAGTGTCCATGATGGTCCGCTTAGTTCTTGCCAGTTCATTCAACCGCAGGAACCCGGCACCATCTTCAATGGAACAAGCCCCCTTCTTGTCAGGAAGAAGAGCCAAGTGATCTGGTCTGTAGTTTCTGGCAATCCCGACATATGTCTCTCCATTCCAATCCCCGGGATCATCTTCATTGTCTGTGAAAAGCCCGGTGGAGAGTTCCATCATCTGCTTGTTTTCAATAGCCTGCATAATCCGGTCATCTACCAGATTCGCCCGGTCCTCTTCAATCCAAGCCTCTGCCTTCAACTTACCATCCCAATTGGCGTGCATGATCACACCAATCTTGCGACTTGAGATAATGGTAGGATCACAGGCAGAGATCCCTTCACCGTTCTCTTCTGGATGATAAACAACAATTGGCTTGTAATTCCACACGGCCGGGGTCTTGGACAGTTCTTCCACAGGATAGAAAAGAGGACCACTGGAACCAGCATGGACTCCCTCTGTCATCATGACAACGGGAACCACTATATGTCTTTTCCCTTCCATCTCCTCATAACGCACAGGAGGAGCGAAGTTGGCTGTGATTCTTTGAATGGGATTGGGAGCGGTCTTTGCCTCATTCATCACTAAGGAAGATCTGGTCATCTTGTGTGCTTCTCCACAAAAAGAAAAAGGGCTCCTAAAGAGGAGCCCTTCTGGGTCTTCCGCCCTGTATTCACACTTCCTTGTACTCACGTAGGGAATACTACCAGACAGGAACGAAAATAGTCAACTACGAAAATTAGGTATCCTGTGGAGGCTTGTAACTTCTCTCTTCTGTGACCGTTACAATACGACCATCCTTCATCTCAACAATCAACCGACCATAGAATCTTGAAGCAGAGGCCTGCCCTATTCTGTGTTGAGCCCACAAGACTTCCTTCTGCCTTGGTGTCCTTGCATCCTTGCTCACTAAATGGCCTCCTCGAAAAACAACTCAAACTCCTCAGCTATGTTTGGGAGACTCATAAGTCTCTGTCATTCAGCCAAGACCTCTCTTACATCATCCAATGGGAGACCTCCCTCCTCATATGGACAGATATAGGCCACCATCTTCTTCCCAGCATAGAAGGCTACATCCCTCCCATCATTGAAAAGAGTAACCCGATTGTATTCAAATTCATGCACATGTCCTTGATGTTCAGGAAAGATGGCACACCACTTGATCCTATTGTCTCCCCACTCAACCTTAGCCAATGTTAAGGTTGAGTGGGGATCAAATATCTGGATGGTCCCTCCCTCTCTGGCTAGTTGCTCTGTCCTTTCCTTCGGGTTCACTTGAATCTCCTAGCAGATGCCTTTGGTTTCTGCTGCGTCGTAATCACAATATCCTCTACACTTCTTCCATCTGGAAGTGTTTCTATTCCCCTTTCCTTAAAGACCTTTATCACCTTATCCCTTTCGGAAGGTCTTACTCTTATAAAGTCGAGATCATCCAGACTCAGACCCTCCTTGAAATTGGTTTCATTGGAGTTCCTTCCATTGTTTGTATTAGCAAATCTCTTCCAGTCGGATGGTTTACTTCCTCTGGACTGCAGAGCACTGATCCGACCAAACTTGTCCCCAGAGTAGGAGACGGCATCCTGCCGGGAAAGAGAACCGATCCGAAAATAGAATCCATGGTTTTTGGAACTTGTCTTCTTGATTCTAGTAAAGAAATAAGAGGAACCTCCAGTGGCCAAATCAGATGAAGGGGAGGCTCCACCTGTCCCGCGGATAGGAACCCCTTTGCGGATACGACCAATCGAAGAAGTGAACTCTCCTCCTTGGTCTAGCACATTACTAAGGAACTCTTCCACGGCTCCTTCTGGACTATCCGATAGTGAACGGGTAGAGTGGAAGACATTATAGTCCTTCATCTCCTTGGCCACTTTATCGGGGTCCATATCCCAACGGTTCCAATATCTATGACCACTACCATCAGCATGTTTGGACACACCAGCCGGGTCATAGTAAGGAGCTTTGTCAAGATCTATCTTCATCTCATCCTTGACCCACTTCTTCATCTGAACTACCTTAGCTTCATCACTGAGATTGGCGTTCTCCCAGATCTTCTTATAACTGGCTACGTCGTGTTTCTTATTGATATACACTCCACGATGAATATACAAAGCCTCCTCAAATGCCGGAGAAGGAGACTTGACATCCAATCCCAACTGATCAAGGAGGTTCATGGCTTTGTTGATGGAAGAGATGCTGACCTCTTCAGGAAGAGTCATGCTGACTGTTCCTTGCAAAGCCAAACCACTCTGCTCTGTGAACTGTCCATTGCTTGGAAGGAATTGGATCTGGATTCCTTCATCAGCATCAATGATGTAGGCTTCATTTGATCCATAGGAATTGTATCCAGAAGTGGCTTTCCCCACACTGTTGGGTTTCTTCTTTTCATAATCAGCCAGACGGAATTTGATTCCCTGATCCTGCCTGACACGGAAGTCCCGACGTTTCTTCCTGACCTGATCCACCTTCTTCGGTTTATGAGCGAACCTTTCATAATGCTTAGTGGTCGCCACTCCATCCACGTAGGCGTTCTCCACATCATCAATTATCTTCTTGTAGTGAGTCAGCATCTTCTTGACATCACCCTTAGCTGTCTTCAGCTTTTCCATAACCACCTTCTGAACATTCGCAAACTTGCTCATGGTCCCTTCATTATACTTCCCATCCTTGGCATGAACATTTACAGTCTTCAAAGCTTTCTCAATGTCTGACCAAAAAACATCGTCTGGATGTACGGTATTAGGACCGGAAACCTGCGCCCGGGTCAACTCACTTCCAAGAGAATCCTTGACCTTATCACTCCCGACCTTGGTCGTCTTGAACTGGACCTTCGTAACCTTCTTCCCACTGGTGTCCAGTTCTTCCCACACAAGGATATTGTTATCCTCAATATCCTCCCGATCGCGAACCAAGTTGACTCCATTGGACTTGGCCTGCTTCACCTTTTCAGGAACTTCCTCTGTCACTTCATAGACACCCCGGCGTTGTCCTGTAGGAACGCTCTTAGCTGCACGTCTCGAAGGAACTGCAGGAAGCTTACTTTCCAGATCATCAATCCTAGCAGCCATTGTCCCTCTGATCTGATCATCTGGAATGGCTGAGAGAATCTTGTCTCTGTTCTGAACGATGTGTCTAATCTGTTCCTCAATGTCTTCATCTGTGAGAGACTTGAAAATCTCTGAAGTCACACGGTTCTTGCTGGGATCTCTGAGAGACTTGAGTTCAAGAACCTTTGGACCCCATCCCTTCTTGGGAAGTCCCTGAGCACGGAAGATCAAAGCTCCGCCGTTATCTATCCTATAAGGTTTACCAGCGACCACGAAGATATTATCAAAAGACAAACCGGCCACATCATGGTTAGCCAAAAGAGCATCAGCCACAAATCCCTTTTGGATCTCCTTATACATAGCCTCTATTTCTGCTTTACTCTTCCCGACCTTCCACGACCGGAGATCCTGCCCATCTAAAAACTCTGTGATCTTCATAGGACCACTAGGAGTATCTACCACAGATCCCCGAGGAACCTTGAATCCCATCTGCCTATAAAGTTCATCAGCCATCCCCTCAGACCGTAGATGGTCGGGTTTGATCCCACTAACAGAAACATCCTTGACCACCCACTGCTTCCCAGCAGAATCCTTCGCCAGATATGGTTTGGTAGACCCGGGGAGATCCTTGATCTTGGTCAAGTCCCGCTCCATAGGAATCTCAAAAGACACCTTCTGGGCTGCTGGTGGAGAAGGTTGTGTAGCAACTGGAGAAGGTCCCGGGACCTTTTTCTTGAGCTTGGGAGCCTTCTTCAATTTATCCATGATAGCCTTCTGAGCTACCACGTCATCGGCATTCACAATAGACTTGGCCGTTTCCATGGGGAGAGTCTCAATGGACCATCCCTTCTCGCTCAGTACCTTTTGAACACCAGAGGCATTCAGCTTCTGTTGATTCGCCGGATTCACCCAATCTAAATCAGTGATACCTCCACCAAACTTCTCTTTCTTGTAATGTGTCTTGGCCTGACCCAACTTGATCTTGTGAGCCAATTCTTTCTTGGCTGCTACCTTCTGGGCTTTCGCCAAGTTCTCTTCACCACTCTTCACCAGTTTTGTGAATAAAGTCCCATCACTCTTGTCCATCGCCTCATAAGCAGCCTTGAGAACCTCCCTGTCTCTAGCTACCACAAGAGAGTTCTTGCTCTTCCCTATGGCCTTATAGGCTTCATCATAAGACATCCACTTGGTTTGATAGGTTTCTGAATCCAGTAAACTGGGATCAAACCCCTTGCTCTTTCCAAGGAAGTAGTTGGTCTTGGTCTTGGTCCCCTTGAACTTCCCGGGAAGGACATCAAAGAAATTCATCTTCTGTCCAGTCTCTTCAGCCAGTTCAGCAAAAGCTGTAGACCCGGGAGCGTTCCCTCCTCCTTTAGCAAACGTCCAATGAGCCCCACCGAAATGCTTGGTAGGTTCCCTCATAAGGACTCTTCCATCCGCATCAAAAATAATAGCCCCATAGCTCTGGGTTCTCTCACCTGTGGGAGCAGCTACCCAATCAGGGAGATCCCCATAGAAGGCATGGTCCAACACCTCTGGATCTGGTCCTGTTCCCTTCCACTTGGCTACTTTGGCCTTAGCCTTCTTCGTATACTCAGAACCTATCTCCTCAATAGAAGGGGGAGGAGGAGTCTTCGGAGTTGGTTTAGGAGCCACTGGCGCTACAGGAAACGGTTTGGGTGTGGAAGGAGTGGGGATTGGGGTTTTAGGAGGAGCCACAGGGATGCTTACAGGAAGGGGGGACGGTTCTCCACTGTACTTAGGGGTAGGTTTGAGCTTGAGTTTGTCACTATACTTCTTGGACTTACCCAACCACCGAGACTTAGCCCGGGCCAAAGGAAGAGAAGGAGCACTAGGAATCTCTGC